CACCTCCACCTTTTACAACAGAAGTAGAACAAAAATAACTATTACCAATGTTGCAATAAGCTGGTTGGGAACTTGTTGCTGGTGTTCCAACTTTAACGGTATAAGAATTTCCGGGAATTACGGTGATATTATTTTTATAACCTAATCCACCACCACCAGCACCCAAACCAGCAGTACAAGTACAACAAATAGGAGTGCCACGACTACCATTGCCACCAGCACCAACAGCAACTACCGAAACTTTAGTCACCCCAGAAGGAGCTACCCATGAGTAAGTACCAGCAGTTGTATAAGATTGTGAACCAGTAACTATACCCGCTTTAGCACCAAACCCAAAGCCTTTAACAGAAGCTACACCTCTAGTATTAAGTAGTGGCATATTATTTAAACTGAGTTTGGGTTGCGAATACAGTAAAAGTAGCAGAGCCTGTTTTTACAATCGAATAGGTATAAACATCAACACTAGAAGCATTACCAGCAGTAGGTGCGGCACTTCCTTGCCATTTTGTAGTAACACCTGAAGTTGTGCCGTCTACTTGCACCACATTGTTATAGTAAGCCGTTGCTCCTTGAGTTACTAAAAACGCTACAGTTAAAGATTGCCCTGTAGTCATTGCCGTATTTAAAGTTGTACCAGCGGAGAAAGTAAAGTTGGTAGTCCAATTTGCAGAAGCGTTACTTGTGTAATAAAGAACAGACTGAGTAGAGGGATAATAAGCAATCGTTCCTGTAGCCGCTGTTGCACTTACTGTACAAACTTCAGCCGCATTTGTAAGGATGGCGGCTAAAACAGAAGTAGAACCTGTAAATGATTGAGTGCCTGTCCATGTATTTGTTCCACTTAATGCTATTGGAGTAGACCATGTAGGTGCGCTTGTACCTGCGGAAGTTAATACTTGACCAGTAGTACCCGCTGCAGTTATAGCATAAGCAGACCCAGTACCATAAACAGCCCCACCAGCCGTAGGAGTAGAAGTAGAGTTTGTACCGCCAGCTAATACTGGCAAAGTACCTGCAGTTAATGCAGAAGACGATGTAGAGTAAATAGCGTTGTTAGCTGCGGAAAAAGTAGTTAACCCTGTACCGCCATACCCAGTAGCAATTGTTACGCCATTCCAAGTTGAGTTAATTATGCTAGCGTTACCAAAACTTGCAGTAGTATTATTAAAATCATAGCTAGATGGTAAAAGACTGTACGCAATCCAAGTTCCGGCAGTTGTACTATTATCTAGTAAAACCCAGTTATCAATAGACCCACTAATAATTGTATCTAATGTAGTGGATGCGTTATCTACTATAGTTAAGTTTCCTGTTGAGCCATTATTAATACTAAAAACAAATCCTTTTTGCAATGTAGTTGCATCTGGGAGCTTAACAGTTTGTGTAGTTGTTCCAGTAAATCGTTGGTACTGCGTTGAAGCTACGGTTAAAGTTGTTGTACCGCCAGCTGTTGCAGTGCTTGTATATCCAGCTAAAAAGTTATTAGCAGTTACATTTTGATTAGCGTCTCTTAATACTACTGAGTTAGCTCCAGAAGAAGTTGTAACACCGGTACCGCCATAAGCAACACCAACTGTAGTGCCTTGCCAAGTACCAGAACTAATAGTGCCTAATGCAGTAACGTTTCCAGAAGAATCAAGGTTTACAGAGCGCTCAGATGGGTATGTAACAAATACAGTAACGGTACCGCTAAATGTAACTGCAGAACCTGAGTTACTAGAAGATAGAATCGTTGTACGAGTTAAGGTAGGCCCAGTAGTTGAATACGTGCCAATACCTACTTCCCAATTACCAGAAGAGTCTGTAGCTGCGTAGTATGTAGTATTGCCGTTACCAACAACAGCGAAAGACTGAAACCCTGTAACAGAACCGCTTAATGTAAAGCTTACGGTTGTGTTAGCAAAGCCAGTCTGTTGTACCCGGTCATAAACTACTAGAGCCATTTAGGACTCCTTAGCTAGTAGCGGTTGTAGAATACGTAACGCTTACTGTATCACCAGCAGTTGTAGTTTTAGCTGTACCAAAAGCACCAGCGCTATACAAAGTACCACCTGTATTGCTGAGTGTAGAAGAAGCGCCAGAACCTGTTACCAAGAAGCAGCCACCAACAGTACCGCCAGCGCCAGTAATTGTATAAGTAATAGCTGTTGCAGAAGCTGTTACTACGTTAGAACCGGGAGTTGTATTGCTGTTGCCAGTAGGTGTTGCAAATACTGCAGTACCACGAACAGCAGAACCGCCAACTGTATACGCAATAAATTCAGACCAGCCAGCGTGGGAAGTCATTGTATCTGTAGGTGAAAAAGTATTACCTGTGCCAGATACTAAACCTAAATATGGGCCAACTAAGGCAATAGGTGAAGTCAATAATGTTTGCTGGAACATAAAAATCTTACCAACCTGAACAACTTGGTTTGGAAACTCTTCGGTCCACTTTAAATTACCAGAGGCATCCCGGCACTCTACGTGGTAGTACCCTTCGACACCTACAGTTTCGTTATTTATAGCATTGGCTTGCAGATTAATTTCTGCGTGATCGCTACAACTTGCTAGTTCTTTTTGCATAATTGCTCCTTAATTGGAAAAACGAATAATGGCGTTTGAGGCATCGTCCGTAGGAAAAGTAATTGTAAAACTCGATACGGGGGTTTTATCCGCCCCAAAATTTAGTACTGCAACCGCTGCGTTTGTGGTGCTATTATATATTAAAGCACCCCTAGTAGTAAAGTTTGCTGGATTCCAAGTAACAGTATTAAAAGATAAATATGCAGTATATCCGGAGCTAGTCGGCGGAATAATCGTTAGGGTTTTGCCCCCTGCTGTATACCCTGTACCCACTACTTCGCCCACGGTTGTGTAAATTAACGTTGTATTGTCTAAATTAGCATTGGCTGTATAGAGGGCTATTTTATAGGTATAGGGGGTTCCAACCGCAAAGTTTTCTAAAGCACTTAGGCAGTTTTGTTTAAATATTGTACATTGGCCTTGAACTATGCTCATGAGCTAACCTTAATCCTTGCCTGGCCATCTCTATAGGCATCACCACGTTCTAGGCCGGTTCCAAGGCGGTTTAATTGCATTACGGCTTCTTGGTACTTAGTTTCGTAGTAACCAATTAAATCGGCTTCGCCCTTCATAAAGAGCATTGCTTCCCGCATTGCACCATAAAACAAAACTGGATCATAGTTATCGCCTAACCATGAAGTTCCAGTAGTATTAGATATTGCTGATACGGGTACTGAAAATGCCGTATTACTAGACCCTAATGAAACACAAGATAGTACATCACCAACAATATAAAAGTTACCACCAAACTTTAAATTAACTGTAGTAACTACCCCGCCTACAATAACAATATCTGCTGTAGCGTTTGCACCTGAACCGCCCGTTAAAGCCACGTTTTGATAGGTACCATTAGTATATCCTGCGCCCCCAGTTATTGCTCCTAGAGTAGTAATTTGCCCTTGTACAATTGTTGGTGGGTAGTAGTAGTAATGCATTTCTACCGTATAGTTAGCGTCTGGTGTAGGGGCTACCATTAGAGTCATTTCATTAACATTAGATAGCTGAGAGCCAAATAACGCATAATATTCGGGGACTCCACCCGGTGTGCCTTGATATGTGGTACCGTTATTTGCAACAGCTGGATACGCTTCACGTAAAAAATTAACGTCTTTATTTAAAAGATATTTATAGTTGTTGCTGGAGTCAATTACCGCTAAAGAATAATTAGCAAGCCAATCAGTAGGCAAAGAAACGTATTGATTACCAGAAGTAAAGCTACCGGTTACGTTTTTACGCAAAGAAGGTATTTGAACTGAGTTATATATACGATCTTCAGCTTCCTGTACAAATACAGGGATGTTCGCCACAAACAATGCTTCTGTGTTTTCCGCGTACGACTGAATTGAGTTATATAACGTTTCGTAGTTCATTATTGCTCTTCAGTTTTAAGCTCTTCTGGGGGTGGCACTTGCGTTTGCGTTTGCGCTTGAATCTTCATCATTAGCCCATAAGCACCGGTTTTGGTTGGTAAGTCTCCAAGTCCAGCTAGTATACCTTCTACTTCATTTAAGGTTAACTCAAGGTTAATCGGCATTTTTGGATCTAAACTCATGCCATTGGCCCTCTTGTTTTAATGCCTTTAGTTGCAGCACCGTAGCCACGCATTGTAAGCTCGCCATTTTTATTTTCTTTAGCGTAATTGCGTTTGCCTGTACTACCAACAGAAATATTAACTTCATCCATACCATTACCGGCTTTTTGAATTACGTCTTCTTTTGCGCTAGTTGTATTTGGTTGAGGTTGTTTATAGACACCAATGTCATTACCACCACCTTGCGGGTAAACAAAACCAACGTATTGGTCAGCAGGTTTATTATTTTTAGCCATGATTATTCCTGATTATTAGCACGAGCTAAGTTACGGCCTACTTTTTTCATAGCTTCTGAAGTAACAGTACTAGCGCCTTTTTTGCCTTTACCACCTTCGATACCAACCGTTGGGCCGGAATCCCCTAAATTTTTACCTTTAGTTTTGCCTTTGGACTCAATGCCATTGGCGCCTGATTTAAATGTCATAATTTATTCCTAATTAACTGTTACTGTTACTGTACCTACTTGCCCTGTTGCAATCAAGTAATTTGGCGTTAATGCTGTATCAAAACTACTTGCTCCACCTACTGGGGACCATCCCCACTGAAATTGCCTACTACCCATATCAGGAGTACCAAATCCAGATTGCGAAGTACCCCCAGTATTACTTGTTTGTATTCCATTATTACCAGATACTGTATAGCTTACATCAGGTCTTGGTTCTCGTACTGCTTGTGGGTCATTTACTGGATACAAACCAAGAGATAATTGTGGTTGATCCGGATCCCAACAAGAAGGACAAACTTTAATCTGATACAACTTAGTTTTAATTATTTCCTTCTTTAATTCCTTAAGCATATACCGCTGCGCACACCTATCGCACTCAGCAATTGCCCATTTACCTGAAGCATATTTTGATGGCATTTAATACCTTAATAAAATAGTACTCTAGGTACAAATCTAATAGCCGCTTTTTCTCTATCTTCATCTGATGCTAATTGCCACTGCTGTTCGTAATCGCCTTTTAACATCATAATACGACTAGGATCAACGCCTTGTATCTTAACAGCTAAATTATAAGCCAATCCAGCCACCATAGCGGTAACTAAACGAAATGGAATGTCCTCAATATTTGAACCGTTTCCGGCATCTTGCATACGACGTAGGCGGTAGTACACAAATGTATACTGATTACCTGGAGAATTAGGAGTAGGCCAAACATTAATACAAGGCAGGTTATTTACATATACGCTATCTAGTGCATTGTGTGGGGCTGCTACTGTACCGTTTTGACCACGCCAAGCGTTCAGAATCTGATTTCCAACAATGTTTTGGTATCCAATAGTCTCTGTAACACCAGCTGTTGTAATGTTAATAAAGCCCTGTGTAGGAAGCTTAGAAGCATCTGTGAGGGTTATAGTTGTATCTGTGGCAGATATGGGATACCCAGTAGCGATGGTAGTGGCTGGAAGGGCTGGAATGTTACCTGATTGGCGGTTTACATAGACTTGAATTGGACGACCATTAGCGTTCTTATTAGGAATCGTAATGTAGGTAGACTCTGAAATCCGAGTAATATTAATGTCAATCTGGTTGTTGCCTTGCCCATTATTAGTACGAACTACGGTATCTAGTAGGTCAATGGTATCCACAGGAATAGGGTAAATAGCCTGTCCTGTATTCATAACGATCTGCTGCTGCTCTACTGTCCATAAGTTAATACCTCTATTAGCCCACTCAATAGTAAGCAGGTTGAGGCTTCGCCGCGCTGTGCGTAGGTCATATCCAGTACGTAGTTCTTTTCCGCAACGCTCAAATGCCTCTTCGACTAAGTCGTTGAGGTTTAAGTTAAATATGCTTAATCCAGAAGTGGAAGCTGTAGTTGCCATTACTTAACCTTCTTTGCAGTTTTCTTAGGAACTGGTTTCTTTACTGCTGGTTTAGTTGTAGTTTTTTTAAGCGTTGGTTTACGCTTTGCTTTTGGGGCTTGTTCTACCGGAAAAGGCCATGCTTCAATTTTTGGGGTTTTATCCTCAAATTTACTTAATGCCCATTCTAAAATCTTCTTAATCATTTTGTTCCCACATTATTCCGAGTCGTACGATTAATAGGTCTATAACAAAAAAGCTTTCGTCGCCGTCATCTACAATCTCAAACCCAAGCGAAACGCCTTTGATAAGATGTAGAAAAATAGCCCAACTCACTTTTTAAACCCTTTTAAGGTTTCCGCCAGTCTAGCCCGCTTACCCACCTTGCCGGGCTTTTTTGCAGCTGCAGCTAATTTAGCTGACGGAATCGGTTTACCGGCTTTAGCGCCTAATTCTTTACGTAAGGCACCGGGTTTCTTAATTGCGTCGGCAATCCAGTTTTTCTTTACAGCGCCACCTTCAGCATATTGGGTAAAGTCAGTATTATCCCGGCGTTTTTTAACTACCGGTTTACCCATTTTAGAAGGGGCAATATCACCCATACCACGACTTGGTCTCAATTTAGCACCATGTACCTTTGGTTTTGCCTTTAGAAGCAATACCGTCAGCACGACTAGAAGCTGAACCGCCTTTAGCCATTTTCTTAGCAGCTTTACCGCCACCGCACATACCGCCTTTAGCCATTTTAGTAGCGCCAAATTCTTTTGGACCTACTGTAGCCATTTGAGCATCGCCTAAGTTTTTACCTTTAGTCATGCCACGTTTTTGAACAGCCGATTCACCAAACTTAGTTAATTTGTTTGATCCTTTTTCTACATCCATAGACATAGTTTTTGGTCCCATAGTTTCTTTCATAGCAACTCCGCCTTTTTTAAGTGAGATTTTAGTACCTTTACCGCCTTTGTGTTCTTGAGCATCATGCTCTTTAAACGCTTTTTTAATCATAGCAACATCTTGTTTTTTATCCGCTGCTTCTTCTTTACGGTCATCAACCTTAGATTCTTTTTCCATATTATTTCCTTACTTTACGAATTTTTCAAATAACGCTACAATTAAACCACCAAATAAAACTGCAATTACATTAAATACAGTATGCATGGTTCTTCTACTAGCGGTTTGTTCTCCAAGTAGTCTTTGTATTTCGGCTAGACATTTTTTAACTTCTTCCATGTCTTTAACAAGTTTGTCCATATCTGCCTGTAAATGCTCAATATCATTAGCATGTGTTGCCAACTCTCTGGCAGTTTCGATTGGGTTAATATTGTTCATTTAGAGCCACATTTCCAGCGCTTTAAACTAGCAGCCTTACGGGTAGGTTTGCCATTTTCGTCTTTCATTGGCCCGGGCATACCCGACATACGTGCGCAGAACGACTTCTTCCTAGCCCCACCTTCAGGCTGTGGAGCCTTTAGATTAGAGCCTGTTTTTGCATTATATTTCTTGCGGCCTTTTTCAGTGAGACCAGCCCCTTTCGAGACTGGAAGTTTCTCACCACGCCCAACTGCAAGAGAAGGAGTCTTCTTAGCCATATTGAACTGTTTGGTAAGTAATATTACTTACATTAACATAAAGACCGTTATTAACTAACATACCTTCGCCTTGAAATAATACTTGGAAAGGTTGAACTGCGGTACCTGTATTGTAACTAGTTAGCCATTTATTTGGGTAAACACTATTTGTATTAGCAATAGCATTAGAAACATAAGCGCAAGCCGTAGCAGTGCCGATAGTACCAGTATTAATATCAGTAATAGTAAATGTATCTACAGTAAGTTTAGTAATTACGTAATTTCCAGCCGTAGCAGAAACACTAGATAGCGCAGAAAAAGTAATACCAATAGCTTGCCCCGTCAACAATCCGTGTGCTGTAGAAGTTACTGTAACTGTATATCCAGAACGTGTATACGTACCAGTAGTTACAGGAGCTATATTGGTATCAAATACGTCAATACCACCAGCAGTACCAGTACCTTGATACACTAAGTTTTTAAGGCGTAAACGCCCCGATACCATAAAACCAGAACCGCTATTATGTGAGCCTTTTACGTCATATTGCATTGTCATAATTAATCTCCTAAAGATTTAAGTTGGGGCCGTAGCCCCGTGGGATTAATTAGACTACTTCAACGCCAGTATCGTATACGTTATAGTGAAGGAATCCAGTAATTGATCCAACGCCAGAAGTATTAGAGGCAGAAGTAACAACAACTAAATTAGTTGCATTAGCTACGTTACCTAAAGAGGCGCCGCCGGTTGCAGCACCAACAGCTACTACACCACGAGAAACTGCAGCATTAGATAATAAACCTGTTGGAACGTTTGTCCCAAGAGTAGGGGTTTGGCCTGCGCCTACACCAGATAATGGAGTAAAGCCCATATTAACAGTGCCAGATGTACCAGCCGTACTAACAGTAATTGAAGTAACTACTGCATTAGCTGGAAGAACAAGGGCTTCACCGCCAGAAATATTAGTTACATTTGCTGTTGCTGCTGCATTAGCTATATAAAAAGGCGTATACATACCCATTGAACCTGCTTGAGCAGTACGAGTTGAATCACCACCTGTTGAGCGCCAAACGCTCGAAGTTGTTGCTGTTGCCATAATAAATTGTCCTTACATACAAGATAAACCTATTAATCGGTATGTCGTCTGCCGGGAGCAGTTTAATAGGCCGGATTCCCGGTTTAATTGATATTACTACAAATATGCGGAAATGCAAGTAATTAAAAGAAAAAACCCCGCCTTTTGAGCGGGGTCTAAAGTCGTGGACTTTAAGGTATTAGGCTCCAGCGGAACCGTACATACCGAGGGGATCAGACCAACCGAAAGAATAACGCTCACGAGACTTGTAACGAACGTTACCTGTATCGAAATCGCCGTCCATAGACTGGCTGAGTGGGGTACGAACAAAGTGTTTCATACCATTTGGAACATCAGTTGTCAAGAACCATGCGTTTGTATCTGTCAAGAAATGGTTAATTGTGTAACCTTCTGAAACAGAACCGTTGTTCTTGAGTGCGTTGATGTCATTGTCGTTTGTACCAACACGGAGTTCTGTCTCGAGCAAACGAGTAGCAACGAACTGGAGTGAAGGTGGAACGATCAATTTCTTAGGTTTAGCAGCAATTAACAGACCACGTTCATCAGTCCACAGGGAGATTTGAATTACAGCGGCTTCCAAAGAAGTCTCATTCAAGTCGGCTGGGGTTGAAGGAATGTTGCTGTTAGTACCACCAGAAACCAAAGGATGTGCAGCGGAGAACAATGCTACGCCGTCACCACCAGTGTAAGAAGAGCTAAAACCGTTGTTTAATACGGCAGCAGCTTTTACTTGCTTGGTGTATGCCATAGCACGAGCCAAAGCCTTGGTGTAACGAGCGGATAACGAGTCATACAAGTTATCTTCGATAGCTTCTTCAGTCAAGCTGAAGCCCAAAGCGATTGTTTCGTGGTTGTAGCGTGCAGTCCATGCTTCTTGTGCATTGTCATACGCGATGGCTGAGCCTTCGTTTTTGACTGGAGCAGCGCTGAAGCCTGACAGTTTGGTTTCTTCTTCAAAAGAACGCTCAGAAGTCTCTGTTTCGTAGATTTCTTTATGTTCTTCACCGTAGCGAGCGTACTCGAGACCGAATAATGCATTCAATCCTGGGAGCAACTCTTTCAGTAGTTGTGCGCGTGAAATAGCCATTTATAGCTCCTTAAGCTGTGTAATCAACGCCGGTAAGGGCAGTTAACTGAGGATTGTTGATCTTAACGAGTACTTCTGGATAGAAGACCGTGCCGGTTGCATTTGCGTAAGCAGTGTCAGGAACAACAGCTACTACACGGAAAGGCAATGTTGTTGCATTACCAAGAGCATTGCCTGGCAATACTACAGAAGAGCCAGAATCGCCTGTGGTTGTTGAACCTGCGCCGTACGCTGTTGCTACGTTAGTACCAACGATTGTGATGTTAGCGCCTGTTACTACGCTTGTGTTGCCTGTAGTTGTTACAGCTACTTTAAATTCAGCAGTTGGATCTACTACAACATAAGCGATTGGGTTTGTTACACCAGAACCTGGGTAGTATTGTGCTTGAACAGTTTGACCTGAAGAATTCACATACTGACAACCAACAAAAGTACCAATAATAGTACCTGAAGTAGTTGCGCCAGACAGAGAGATTGTGCCACCTGCGACTAATTTGACTGTATCGCCGTTATAGATTGCAGTTCCTGTTGTAAGTGGATATTGAAGCGTCGCACCTGCATAAGGAATGCCGTCAAAACGGTTATAAGCTTTAAAGCCGTAGGGAGCTGAGATGGTTGGATAAGCCATTATAAAACTCCTAAATTAAAATTAATTACCTTTACCAAAGGAACTTGAAGATTTCCGCTCTTGGAAGATTGGCATCCGTGGGTCACTTTGGCGCATTAAATTATTGTCTACAGCATCCGTTTGAGCTTGTGTTTGCTTATCGTAATGGGCATTACGTTGTTCTACAAATTCAATAGGAGTCTTGCAAAGCAATAATCCGCCGATCTCAATGTTGTCTTTAAAACGACTTTGAGGGTCGACTAACAGTTGGAATTTTGGTTGTTCTTCAATCCTTACTGGCTCCCAACCTTCTCGCAATTTAGCGGATAAGTTGCGTGGATCAGCTTGATTTAGGGTTGCGACACGAATCCAACGATAAGCAAAGCCAGCCTCTTTGTCAGGCTCGGGGAGTAACTCAGCAGGTGCCCACTGTTTAGGGCGCTCTTGGGTTTCACGGCTTTCCAGCTCACGTTTAAGTCTATTTTTTACTTCAGCCATTCTGGGCCTCCAGTTTTGTAAGTTCACGGGCGTACTGCTCAGGTGTTAATCCTAGTTTTTTAGCTAGGGCAACTTGCGTATTACTCAACCTAATTTTTTTAGGCGAAGTACTGCGCGATGCTGGCGCTACTACCGTACTTGCTCTAGGTTTCGAAGTTTTCTGTGGTTCTTCTGCCCTAACTTTTTCAGTCTCAGTGTCTTGATCGTCTTCAAAACTTTCTGGGAACCGACGACGCATTGTTTTATCAATAGTGTCGTAATACTCATCCGAACCGATAGATACACCGTTTCGTTTTAACTTCTCGTGCAATCCTAGAGCTAATGAGGTCATTTCTTCGTCTTGACCAAACCACTCATTTTTTTCTTGCCAGTCGACAGCTTTGTTGTCGGGCCTAGGAATAGATTGCTGTTGTGGCATTTGTACCACATTTTCATCATCTTCGGCAGGTTTTTTATAAATTGGGTTGTAATTGTCCAATTTATCGACCTTGATCTTAGCCATCGTGAGCTTTTCTTGCGCATCAACCAGCTTTTCAGAATCACCGGCGTCATAAGCGTCACGGTACTCTTTTTTAGCTGCTTCAAGCTCTTGAACTGCTGAGTGTTTAGCTACACCAACGTATTCCTGTTCTCCACTAGAAAGTTTGGTTTTAAGCTGTTTGTTCTCTTCAGCTAATTTTGAGGCAATCCGTACTGCTTCATGGCGCTCTCTATCTGCTGCTTCTTTTGCACGGCGTTCATCATGCCAAACCTTTTTCATCTTAATAAGCTTGTCTTTGGCTTCTACGCTGTACTGATCTAACTCATCAGCATCTAGTTTAAGCTTTTTAACTTCTTCTTCAGATACGGGTTGGCGGTTACGATCCTTTGGTGGGGTATCGTCTTCGATTTCTATTTCAAAATCGGGACCTGCTTCGACTTCTACCGATACTTTGGCTTCTTTCTCATCAGGAAATTCAAATACTTCTTGATCCATGAACTACTCCTTAAACGAATTTACGTGAGATGCCGCGAGGGTCTTGAACTACAGCCTCTACGGAGTCATCGTTGATAATTCTGAATTCACGACCATGAATTACTAGCCGTGTACCAGCGTTGGGACGGGTTAAAATGAAATCACCTTGCTTGCACCAAGGACCAGTAGGGAACCTACTAGCGTCTTTAAAACAATCAGGACCCATAGCAACCACAAAAAGCACGGTTGTTAATAGTTCGTCATGTCGCATGGTTTCGTCAGATTTGAGAATGCCGCTGTCATAAGTTTCTTCCGCTTCCGGAATGGCACATAACATTCTGTATCCCGTTGGTTCTGGGAGTTGCTTTGCTTTGTCTTCTGCTGCTTTGTGCATGATTGCACTTAAATCTACTGCTTGTGATAAATCTAGGTTATTCATCGTCAGAATGTTCCAAGTTTTTACGTAGGTCTAATATATTGAGACGTGCGGTTAGCAGACCCTGTATCTCACCACACTTCTTTTGGTAGTCGGCAAAATCAATTGCATTACCTTTACCTAGGGATTCCTGTAGAATCTCCACCTTTTCATCTATTTGGCGTAATAGATGGTTCAGTCCTTTTTCAAGCATTATTCACCTTTCTTTTGGTTTCCTTGCTTATTTTGTTGGTCCATTTGCGCTTTAGTTTTTGCCACGTCCACGCCAATTTTCATACCTTCTACCTTTTGTTTGGCATCAAGTACTGCTTTATCGTTTTGTGTTTTAGCACCAATCTGCATACCCGCAATTTCTTTTTGGGCAGCAATACGCATTTTCTCAACTTCAATTTGGTCAGACTTACCGGCAGCATCAGCCATAAGTTTTTTCTGTTTAATTTGTAACTCTTGTTGTTTAAGTTGTAGCTCTTGTTGTTGCATTTGAACAATCGGATCTTGTGCAGCTTGTTGTGCTGCCTGAGCAGCTTGAGCCGTTTTGTTTTGTCCAAGTAACTTAACAGAAGCATCCGCAGCTAAACGAGAAATTTGTAGTTCAGCTTCTGGAGGTAAGGCGTAGTCTTCGTCCGCATTGTCGTTGTACGGAATAGGTACACCAATTGTTTCTTCCATCTGTTTACGATACTCATAACCTAAGTGCTCGTTAATATGTGCCATAAGTGCGGCTTGCATAATCGGAGCTTGCGGATTACCTTGTAGTAAAGACTGGATCTTAGGATCATGCATAACAGCCATGTGACACTTGATATGCGCCTCGTGGTCCTGTGCAATAAATGCCTTAAGGGGTTTGCCCTTCAGAACACTCATATTCTCTGTAATTGGATCCTGCGGCTTTTGATCCCCATCCATTGGCACAAGCTTAGACGCGTTTTTGATTCCGAGGACGTCAAGCATTTGTCTATGAAGTAACGGTAAGTTATAGAGTTGCGGCGCTTGCGCAGCCAACTGCAAGACAGCTTGGTATTGCACGATCTTTTGCGCCATCGTAGCTGCATTAGGATCCGAGACCGGTATGACTTCGCAGTTGTCGTAGTCAGACTTTTTAGCTTTTGGTGACCCTTCAACAGGTTCATACGAATACTCATCTGGTGTGTACTCCGCAATAATTCTTTTTAAAAGTTTGAACTCTTGTTTCATTGAGTAGTGAATACGTGCTTGAATAGCCGACATCACTTTTAACGTACGCTCTAAAATTGCCAAGGTTGTACCGACAGGGGCATTAGCGCTCATATCAGAAATTTGCATATCACTAGCAGAAGCAAATGATTTACCTTCAGCAATAATCTTATCTAGCAGACCCGCAAGAACCAATGAAGGTTCTTTATACGGAAGGGTCATTATGTTATCTTTCATAACTCCGCTTGGTACATCTACATCACGGAATTCGCCGGGAGCTATCGGTGTATCATCTCCTTTGACACGCAATCCACGGGCCTTAAAGCCACCTGGCAAGTTGCTAAGTGATCCAGCGTCAACAAGCTGACGGAGGATGGAAGTGCCCGATTTAGCAAATGCACCGATGAGATGAATAAGACCAAAGCAATAGAACCCAAAACCGGGTATATAGCCATAGTGAACAAAGTGCTGACGCTTCTGATGAGTTTCATCTTCTGGGTCCCAATTTCGTCTAATTGCAAGAACGGTCATACTACCTTTTTCGATAGTCACTACGTACGGCAATGCTATGCCTGTAGGTTCCCCGTCCTCATCCATATGCCCGTAACCGGGTAAATCCAAGTTAACGTGCATCTCAAGAACCTTGAAGCGATCATCGCTAGTGGCTCTAAATCCGAGTTTCTCGGCAATCTTTTTCTCAACTTCATCTAATACATTATCAGGCGTACCTAAATCTACATCACAGTAAAAACCTGATACTTGTAGACGACGTAATTCATTTTCTGTTTTACGCATTACGTGGGTGATACGTTCTGCAGACTCTAAGCTAGATGCCCCGTAAGGGACAACAATATCTTCAGCCGGAACAAACATCGACACCTGACGATCTAACGCAGGGTCAATATAAACCTTCTTAAACGCATTACCAGCTAGGCCCAAGCCCCAGAGCATACGCTCATGTTCAGGACGGTATTCTTGCATACGGTCTGTTAGTTGGTAGTTCATGTCATCTTGAACACGCTCAGCAGATTCTTTTTTCTCTGGAGTTTCTTTACCAATAATTTGTGTCTTAACAGGACCTGCCGCAGGAAAGGTTGCCATCATTGTTTCAGATTGAAATTTAACTAGGGCCTCACTTAAGATAGGGTGATATACACCGCAAGCACCAGGCCAAGGCTCAATACGTTCTTCAATTTTCATACCTAGAAGCTCTAAACCATCTACATATGTTTGAATCCAATCTTTACGAGAAGCAACGTCAGACTCATAGTCACCAATTAAATCCCCAACTACTTGCGCTAAGTCGCCTTGGTTCATGTACTCAGCTAAGTTTGCATCAAAGTCCTCATCAGAAGGTTCTTTGTCTTCTGCTTCAAGGTTAATCTCTACCCCATCTACACCGATCTTAACGGCTTCTGGATCTTCGATCTCAATCTCAATATCCGGCTCTTGTGCTGCTAGAGCTTCTAAACCCTGTGGGGCTGCATACAAACCTTTTTCAATTGCCATAATTATTTCCTAAGTGTTGCTCTATTTGTTTTGGGGTCGTACTTTAATTCATCTGCCTTCTTGCCAGTACGTTTTGTAGCTCGATCTAATGCGCGTTGCTCAGCCGTCATTGAGTCGCGTCTTTTTCCTTCTGCCGTCAAGGTTTTACCATCTGGTGCTAACTGTCCACGCTTTTGCAGGATACCAATAGCTAGTTCTTCAGATCCGACTTGCGCCGCTAATCTTTTTACTAATTGGTTTTTTCCCATAAATTTCTGTGTGGTCATACGTTGTAATACCCTCTGTTACGTCTACTCTTAAACTCTAATACTTCATCTTCTTCATCAGAAGCCAACCGAATAAAGCCACCTTTACGGTAGCGCAGTAAAGCTTGAGACATACTATCTACCAAGTCGTCATGCTCTCCAGAGGGGAAACTTGCCACCTCTTCTACCAATTCTTCTGCCCAATGCGTATTTGGTACCCATACATGACCAGACGCAAAAATATCCGCAACGGCATTTAATCTCGCGATTTTATCATTACCTCTGCTAGGAGTATACTCTTGGACCGGAATTCCCATAGCTCTTAGCTCAAAAACTAGTGGAGCACCCGAAGCTTTAGCTTCTACAATGAGCGCATCAGGCTCCCATTCCTTGTATTCGTGATATGCCCGTTGTTTTAGTTCTGGAAACTCCATGCGTTGCTTAAAGCAGTTTAGAAGAATGATATTAGCTTGATCTCTTCCAGTTGAATCTGGTCTATAAAACACACCCCAAGTAGTACACGCACTATAGTCGCTGCGTTCTGTCTTTAAAAACGCTGTATCCCAAGACTGAATAAGAAACTCACAGTAAGGAGGGTCTTCTTGCTCCCAAACCTTCCACCATTCACGTTTTATGATGGCATTTACGTCTGAGGTTGGCTGCTGCATGTACTGAGCCATCCATTTTCCATTAGGAAGTTCAGCATGTAGGGCTTCTAACTCTAGTTTTGACCAAAATTCAGGCCAAAGTGGCTTTCCAGAGGGCAAAATAGCAGGAAATTCAATAACTTCCCAGTCTTCTCCGCTTCTTTGGGCTGCAGATTTCAATACTTGACCCGTTAAATCCCGTTTTGACCACCGAGTCATAACAATTACGATAGCACCACCCGGTTGTAAACGCTGACGAGGGCCTGATGTGTACCATTCGTGGGTTTTATCGTAGACTTCTGGGTTTGTTTCGGCTATAGTAGCCTCTTGCTCAGAATGGGGATCATCAATGATGAGAAGATCAGCGCCTTTACCAGTAACAGCACCACCCACACCAATAGCAAAGTAATCACCACCCTTATTAGTAGCCCAACGACCTGCCGCTTTCGAGTCGGATTGTAGAGCCACGTCAGGAAATATATCTTTATAGACATCAGAGTCCACCAAATTTCGAACTTTACGTCCAAATCCCACCGCAAGTTCAGCAGTGTGAGAGGTTTGAATAACTTTTTTACCAGGAAATTTGCCCAAGAACCAGGCCGGAAGTAAGTAAGAAGCAAATTCGGACTTAGTATGACGAGGAGGCATATTAATAATAAGCCGTTTACATTCTCCACGGGCTACCCTTTCAAACGCTTGTGCCATCTTGACGTGATGACGACCATGAATAAAATTAGGCCATACGTAATTAACGTAGGTCATGAAACTATCTTTGGCTTCTTCTTGTGCTGTGATGTCACTGCGCTCTTCCAATAGCTTACCGATCTTGGCTCGCACTTCTGGGGGCAGCTTATCTTTATTTGCTTGCAGGAGTTTTAGTTTCTCAGGGTTTATCAAAATCTTCTACCACTTCGTTTTCATCTAACCGCACTAGGTCTTCTGGTCTTACTTTAAGTAGTTCTTCTTCAGGTTTTGGAATCCCCAGCTCTTCGTCGCTCATTTCCAACAATGACCGCTCTTTTATAACTTCATCTAGCTCGTTATCTACTTCGGCTGGAACTACATCACCAAGATACTTCTCAAGGATTTGGCTTAGCTCTGCGTCTACGTCTTCGACGTTTCTGTGTTTAACATCGACCTCTATGCGTTCTATAAACAGCCCGACTGATCCAACTTTACCTAGCAGCTCAAGGGCTTTTAGCCTGATTCTAGCGTCTTCATCTATTGTTTCTAAAAGAAGTTTGTTGGTGACATAGGAGCGGAGGCGACTAGAGACGTTTAACAAGTCCCTATCATATTCGGAGAGTATCGCTTCTAAATGTACTAGCGCTCCCGCATTCTTTTCCGTGACTTTAAGTGGTGCGTTACCCGCAGCTGCACCTCGGGCTTTGACCCTGTCGTCTTCGGTTATTTCTACCTCACCGCCAAGGGCGATGATTTCTTTAATTGTCTCTACTGCAGCTTTGGCTCTGTCTCTAAATAGTTCGATTTCTTCCGGTGTCGTGTCGAAAGGAAAAGGTATTCCAGATTCTGGCTCAATCACTATAGGCATTCGTTAGCCCCGTATAGTTTTCATTGGTTGGAGTGTAACACGGTTTTTATTTTTTCTTCGTGATGATGTATTCGGTGGCAATTAGCGCAGAGAACTATGCACTTCTTTATTTCCTCGTAGGCTTTTTTAAACTGCTTATTGCCTAGAAGTTTATGTATGTTGTATTCTTTTTCTTCTGGGTTTTCATGGTGGAAGTCAAGGGCAGCTGTATGAGAAAATCCGCATTTGGTGCAGCTGAGAGTTGCTTTGAACTCGTCCCATTTTTGTTTATGCTTTGCTTTATTTGCCGTGTTTAGTATTAGCGTTTTTTCTTTATTTGCTAGGTAGTACTTACGGCTGTACTCTTGATGTTTCTTTTTTCTTATGCTCTCGTCTTTGTATGGCATCAGGTTGTACCTTATATTTCCAATAGATAGCGTTTTTAAAAGACCACGGGTTCCCAGGAGTATATACACGAAAGCCACAAGAAATCAAGGAGTTTGCAGAGGGTGGGTTATTTGTTGTATCGGTAATAAGCCAATTCCAATTTAATTTACGTGCTTGGGCTTGTCTAACTTTGATAAGGCGCTTTTGAAGTCCATGTCCAGTAAAGCCGTCTAGTACCCCAGCCCTACATAAGTAGCCTGTATCTGTCCATCGAGTCGAGCGGACCAAGCCCGCAAAGCCGACAGGCTTTCCGCATTCTGCATATGCAACCCACCAATGACCCCGATCCGTCTGGTACGGCGTATCCTCCGGCAGTATTTTCCTTTGGAGAAAAGTTAGTGTGGTTTGATTGGCTGGAACCCGTAGGTCCACTTTCTTTATCTTGAATTTTGGTGCCTCCATACTAACCCCTTGAAGTTGAAACTTATTTTAGCCTGTTTTTTGTGTCAGGCGGGTGTTGTTTTTTGGAGACTATTGGGGGCCAAAGCCCCCTGGTATTACTTAGTTTTTTGGAATTGCTTGAGGCTAGAGATAATGGAATCAATCCAGAAATCATTAACCTGCTTAACCTGAGCTGCTAGTTCTTGCAATTTCTTATCTGTATCTTTAAATAAATCAAACATGGTTTTTCCTTTTAAGTTGTGTTACATGTAACGCGTTTTGGTTGCGTTTTGTATATTATACGATACATTTTGTTGCAGTGCAATATATTTCCCGTTCGGGAAGATTTAGTTGTTTTTGCTTATTTTTTAGGCATTTATTCCCGTTCGGGAAACTTTTTGTTTTTCCCTGTAGATTTAATTATTTTGTTTTTACAGGGAAATTTACTTTGTTTTTTTATACATATAGGTATCAATATGTATAGCGTTTTAGTACTTAGGGGTATCATTTTTATTAAAGTTTCATGCACTTTATGCCGGTCGATGTCACATGTTTGCACGGGTTTTTTATTTGTAATCATAGGGTTACAGCATTCTTTTTTTGAGGTGGTTTTATAAAAAATATATACCCCCCGGGGGTGTTTGCACAGAAACATAAGGGGCCTTGTTCTAAGGGAAAACCCTAGGTACGTCTTGGCGGAAATTTATACCCCCTCCCCCGTTTAAAAAATCATAATCGTTTGAGCAAAATACAGCACAAGGTGCGAGCGGGTCCCATCATATCCATAATGGGGTGGTGGGGGTCAAGGAATAGGGGTTCGCCAAATACTGTCTGACAGTACGGGAAAATCAAATACCCCTTGACACAGGGCTAAGGTACAGGCACAATAGAGTCATCGGTTCGGGACATATTGTTTACGACGATATCCTTACAAGGAGTTTTAAAATGACTGTTAAATTAACTGTTCAAGAAGCATTGGCTCAATCTGTTGCAAACAACATCTTGACCGCAAGTAACGCAACACAGGCTATCGACAAGGACTGTCAAGCTATCCGCAAGGCACGCAAGAATAAGCCTTTAGGTACTGTCAAGAATGGTTGCGCCGTAATGATCCGTTTTGTAGAGGTATTGAGCAAAGCGGGTAAGGCTGAACAAACTGTCAAGAACTTAGCGACAGCGTTTCGCAAGGCAGTAAATGACGGCGTGCCATTCAGTATGAATGCATACCGCAAACCCGTAGCAAAGGGCGCACAGACTAGCCCTAAAGCAAAGGGCGCAAAGGTAGCTAGTGTGAACTTTAAGGGCGACGCAAGCGTTGATGACATTGTCAAGGGTTTACGCAACTTGTTTAATAAGTTCAAGACTGATGACAAGACCGCAACTCTAGCCAGCTTCTTACTTGATGGATTAGATGAGTACGAAGAGAGCAAGTAATACCCGAGCAGTCAAGACCCCGCCTAATAAGCGGGGTTTTTTTTCGCCCTAAAATAGGGCAGGAACTGGTGTCATCTAGGTCGGCGAAGCCGAC